TTCATGTTACATAAAATACTATTTGATAACGATAAGAATATAATGATTGTTGCCAATAAAGGAGATACATCAGTAGAAATTGTTGATAAAATTAAATCAATTTATTCATTACTACCATTTTTCTTAAAACCAGGTATTAAAACTTGGAATCAAAAATCATTAACATTTGAAAATGGTTGTAGAATCAAAACATCGGCTAGAACAAAGACTCCAGCTATTGGTTTTACGATTGACGTACTTTACTTAGATGAGTTTGCTCACATTCCATCTAATATCATCGAACCATACTACACGGCCGCCTTTCCAACAACAGCTGCGATACAAAACTCAAAGATTATTATCACATCTACACCAAATGGTATGAATTTATTCCATAAGTTACTTACAGATGCTGAAAGACCCGATGGTGATCCACAAAAGAATAACTATAAGGCAATGAGAGTTTACTGGTATCAAGTACCGGGTCGTTTTGTTAGTTATTTAAGATTAAACAATCATAAACTATATGAATATGGAGTAACAAAAGAAGAGATATTTGATTTATGTAGAGAAAAATGGGGAAGTAAGACTAAAGTAGAAATGGACTATAACTCCGATTTACAAAAAGACATAATACATATTTATAATAATGAGTTCTGTTCTGATGATGAAGTTAAATCTCTAATGTTTATTGATTCAAAAGGATATGAAGTTCCAGTAAGAGCTTTAGCGGAGGTAACAACTTGGAAAGAAGAAGCTATAAAAGATATTGGTGGCGAAGATGCTTTTAATCAAGAGTACGGATTAAGATTTATAAATGCGAGTAAATCTCTTTTAAGTGAGGCTATAATTGATGAATTGTTAAAAAGTAAAAAGAATTATATTTCAGAGGAAATATTTGAATTTAACAAGTTGAAATTTAGTTACAAAGACTTAAAATGGATTGACGATGATGGTGTTTTTATACCAATTAAAAGAAAAGAATATAAATTTGTAATATCTGTCGATATATCAGAAGGACTTGGACAAGATTACTCAGTAGTTAATATATTTAAGATAACAAATAAGTCAAGAGAATTAATAGAATTACAAAGAGCATCTTATAAATCCATAGTTGACTTTTTTAGATTAGAACAAGTCGGTATATTCAGAAGTAATTTAGTATCTGTTAAACAATTATCAGAATTTTTATATGTTTTAGCATTTGAATATCTAAATCCGGAAAATGTTAAGATAGTATTAGAGTTAAATAATTACGGAAACACTTTATTAGCTGAAATGCCACATGTTTTTGAAGGAAATAATGAATATGGATCTGCCATATTTGCTAGATATAAACATAGAGTAGATGCAACTGAGGAAAAAGTAGGTCTAAAAGTAGGAGAAAATAAAAACTTAATGGTTAAAGATTACCAAGACCTAATGTTATCAAAAGGATTCTCTATAAACAACGAAGAAACTATCAGAGAAATAACAACATTTGTTAAACACACAACAACATCAGGGAATACAAGGTATGCTGCTGATGTTGGACATGACGACTGCGTTATGACTATTGTGAATACAACTTCTATTTTTCCTAAAAATGAATATAAGGAAATGGTAGAAGAATGGGCTAATAAAAATACTGATAAAGAATTACTATCTTATATAAATCAATGCTTGAATAATATAGATTTTGTTGAAGGTGTAGATTATGGACAAGTTCTAAAAGTTAGAAAACAATTCATGAATCGTAACAAAAATACTTATAAAAATGGAGATTGGTTTGGTAGAAAATTATAAGTTAACCTCCATAGTAACTGATAATCCAGCAGTTTTCAACTTTTCTTTCATAATTGAAATAGTATCATAGTCACCATACTTAACATCACATTTACCATTGAAATGAACAATATGAGCACATTGAGAAGCTTGTTCTTCATCATGTTTACATATTTTCATAAGACAAGTTATAACCCAATCAAATGTATTATAATCATCATTATGTAAATCTAAACGATATGGTTTAGATAGAATTTCTTCAACTTTTGATTCTGTTTTTTTCTTAGTAATTGTATCCATATACTATTTATTAATTTTTAATTGTCTTTGTTGTCTTATTCTTAACATCAACAATTGTAACGTCACAAGATTGTTCTTTCGCCCATTCCTCAAACCTAACTAAATGTTCATGTCTATCATCATACATAACAAAATGATCACAACCGGTCTTTTCAATCATTTCCTCAAAAAGAGTTGTCTTAAAAATATAGGTGTCTCCACCCCAGTTCAAGTGAACTTCATCAAATGATAAATTGTGTTGATTTAAAATCTTATCGATATTCTCTCTCATACCAATGACTTTTTTTAGTCGACCAGTAGCCATAATAAGATAAGCATCTTGATCAGAAACCGCATCTAAGTATCTTTGGTAAACCCATTCGTTTTTTGGAACAGAAAATACATCACTATCTAAAGTTTCTGCTTTACCCCACCAACCGTTATATGGCCAAGATAATCCTGTAGTTTTTTCCCAATATTTTTTCCCCTCAATGTGGTCAGGCGTGTGACAAAGTGTATCGTCGAAATCAAATGAATATAATGTTTTGCTCATGTCTGTTTATAATAAATGTTTTACAAAAATAATCAAAAAAGTTTATAAAGTGATTATATTTTTAATATATATCCTAAAAATTTTAACAAATTATGAGATTAGACATAAAATCAATAGCACTTTTAGTACTAACAAGTGCTTGTATTTTGTTCTTCGGAATGTGGTTCTTTAAGGGTTCTGACTATAAAGATAAAATCAAAGAACTTGAAAAAGAGAACAAAAAAATTGAATCAGTAAGAGACTCTCTAAAGTCGGTAAACGCTTCTTTAAAATTAGATTTTGATAAAAAACAATCTGAAATTGATAAAAGAGATAAAAAAATTAAATTAATTGAAGACGAAATATTAAAAACTAAAAAAGATTTACAAAAAGCAACAGCTCAAGTAGAGGAAGACAAAAGAAGTCTTAAAGAAACAAAGGATAAAATTTCAAAATTGAAGAAAGATCCTATTAAAAGAGAAGATAATGAATTAATAAAATCTCTTAAAGAAAAATTAAATCGTTTATGAAAAAAATACTAATAACAATGATGTTGGTACTTTCATCAGTACTTGCATTCTCTCAAACAGACTACCCAAGAATTGAAACAGATTCTCTTGGTAAAAAAGTTGTTGTAATGACTATAGAACAAGTTCAGAAAATTGACAATAATTTAGAAATTTTACAATTAATGGAAAAAGCTCAATTAGAATGTGATAGTTTAAATATGTCTTATATAAGAGTGATAGATAATCAAGGTAAACAGATTTCCTTATTGGAATTGGATATTAAACATCTAAAAGAACAACTAAACTCAAAAGATGAGCAAATTACAAATCTACAAACAAGATTATCAAACTCCGAAACAACTAATAAACTATGTGAAGAACAGAAGTTAAATTATGAAAAACAAGTTGATATACTAAAGGATGAAGTAAGAAAGCAAAAAAATCATAAAATAATAGGTTTCATAGTTGGCGGAGCAGGGACAATAGGTGGTATATTACTAGCAATACTATTATAGTAAAAGATATAAAAATGAGTTTTTAAGTTTAATATATAATCCATAAAAAATATTCAAATACAAATGAAGCATATTAGAACATATGAAAATTATCGTGTTAAGAAGAACAGAGAAGAGATTATCAAAGAATCAGTTCTTCAAGTAAACGATATCTATAAAGTTAAAACTATGATTGATATTCCTCAATCTTTAATCAATGCTTATGTTAAGAAAGTAAAGGATACAACTGGTAAAAACTTACGTCAATTCTTTGGTGATGTTGATATCGCAGAAGAAATCGTTAAATATATTAACATGAACAACTTAGATGTTGAGAAAATACCTGGTGGAGCTATAATGGGCGGTGCCCAGGGTCAAGTACAAGGTCAGGGACAAGCTCAACCACAAGTACAAACTGAAGGTGAAGCTCAACCACAAGCTCAAACTCAAGAGGTACCTCAAGCTCAACCACAAGCTCAACCAGAGGCTCAACCACAAGGACAAGCTCAACCACAAGCTCAAACTCAAGAAGCACCACAAGGTGAATTCGAAGAACCACAAGCTCAAGGACAGGCTCAACCACAGGCTCAAGGAGAAGGACAAGCTCAACCACAAGGACAGGCTCAAGGACAAGCTCAAGCACCTGCACAAGGTGAAGAAGCTCAAGGACAAGCTCAAGGTGAAGGACAAGCTCAAGAAGAGGAAGAAAATGAAGAAGGTGAAGAAGAATTACCACTTTAATCTATATTAAAAAGTAAATATTAAAAAATGAAAAAAGTAAACAGTTTTAGATTATTTGAAAGTATCAATTATGGATCTTGGATATCTTGTGATGAACAACTTCCAGATGAAAATGAATTTATTTTAGGATATTGTGGTCCTTATAATGAAATACAAAAATCCGACCCACATTGTGATGTAGTTAGATTAACACGATTACAAACTACAGGAGGGTCTTATTCATCTAATAATAAAAAAGATTATGAATGGAAAACTTTTGGTCCTAAAACATATTTTGGCCAAGAAATAAGTCACTGGATGCCACTTCCACAAGTTCCAAATTAAAAATATAAAATATTCAAGGATTAAAACCCATCAAGAAATTGATGGGTTTTTTATTTAATATATATGTTATGAAATTCATTAAAACATTTGAAAGTTATAATGCTGATACACTAATCATAATTGATGTACAGAAATCATTTAAGAAATTCTTTTCGGAGATGTATCTAAATGAGTTGAAAAAATATTGTAAAAACTTTCAAAGTGTTTATCAAATATGGGACAATCACGTCGATGGTAAGAACGTAGATAAAGATTATCTATATGATGACAATCCTGATATCCCTGTTCACAAAGATCTTTATCACTTTCCAAATCAAAAAAAACTTATAGAAAAAAGATATAACTATGACGTTGATGCTGATTTCTATAAAAAGATTTTAGATAAAGATGTTTATGATAAAATCAGTAAAATGGAAGAAGAAAAATCATTAAAGAAAGGTGATATCTTCAATACTAAAGAAGGAACTATTATTACTTTTATAAACAACAATCATGTTTGGTTCCATTGTCCTATCAAACTTTATGAATTATTAATTTCACTAAAAGGCAGAGAAGTTACAATTGTTGGAGGTGCTGACTCTGAATGTTTAGAAGATGTAGTTACAACTGCTGAAAGTATTGGAGTTAAAATTAAAAGAGATTATAAGTATATTTATACTGCTAGTAGTTGTCCTATTTAATTACTTTACAAAAGCATCAACTTGATAACCATTGAGTGTAAAGTTAACAACCATAATCTCCTGATGTCTTTCCGGGTCTTCTAAAAATTCAACTGATAGTTCATATTCCAAACCATCTATTTCTGGAATATAATCAGCTATTTGTGCTTTTATATCAGCTTCAACTGACTCCGCGGATATTCTTGTTTCATGTAGTAGTTTAACAAGGTCAGCTCCAAAATTTGGATCTCCCAATAACTCACCTTTATTAGTGAAAATAATAACCTCATATTTTTGAATAACAACTCTAACCACATCATCTTCTATGATATCAGGAGTTCTGTATAAAGGATGACCAGGATAACCAATATAAAAGTCTATAAAATTAAAATTACTCATAAACTTATATATTAAATATACTATCTACTAATTATATCTCTAATTTTACCGATGATAGTCATTCCTAAAATTATAGGGTCAGTATTAGTTTCTAATTTAGAAGCATAGTCAGATACAACATAGTTACACTCAAACATTTTATTAACATCTGATTTTTTCTCTTGTATAATCCAATCAATGAATGGTGTTCCCAATAATGAAATCATATTATCTATTTTCTCAGCCCCAAATGACGACATTAAAAAATGATACACTTTCTCATAATCATAAGAATCGTCATATATCATATTATATAACTCTAACTTTACTTTATTAGAAACATTCTGACCAGATGAAGAAACCTCTCCAGTTTCTATAAAACTCTGTACCTCGACCATTATAGATCTAAAGTCTGGAAACTTCTTAGTAATAATAGAAACTAAATTATCTTTTGGAATCTCACTTACTTCTTTTGGTAGAATAACATTATTGATTCTCTTATAAATTTCTGTTTTAAGATACTTCTCTTCATCCACATTCTGACAATCAAAATCTATTTGAGGTATTCTTGATTTAATTCCATCAGAAATCTTATTGATGTGATTGGTTGTTATAATAAACCTAACATTCTTATTATACTTTTCAATGAATGCCTTGAAAGCATCTTGGAATTGAGCAGATACTCTCTCAAACTCATCTAAGAAAATATATTTAATATCAGAATCACTAGACATCATTGGAGTAAACTTACAAAAGTCTTCTATCTCATTTCTAAGAACATCAATAGATGTAAATAACGAACTATTCAATTCTAAAAATGGTTTATCTTTTGTATATTTTCCAATTAGTATTCTAGCTAAACTGGTTTTACCGGTTCCATAGTGACCATAGAATATATAGTTTTGATTAACTCCATTCTCAAATTGTTTTCTGATACGAGGAAGTAAAATGATATCCTCTAATGTTTTGGGTCTCCATCTCTCCCACAATAATAATTTATTTAAACTCATATAATTAATATTCAATACTAGTGAATATGTTTTATGAAATGTAAGACAAAAGTTTTTATATATATCCTAACAATTTTTATAAACTATGATAGGAGACAGATTTAATTTCGAGGACGTATTTTTCAGAGACTTAACGGTTTGTGTATTAGATACATTAGAAGGACAAGTAAAATGGGTAAATAAATTTACATCAGGTGATGTGTTTGTTCAGGTACCATTTTATTACTCACTAACAGGTGATGAAAGATTCTTATTAGACTCATTTCAAGATGATATAGTATCCGAAAATAGATTTGTTGAACTAAATACGGATACTATCCCAAGGGGTCATTTAACAATGACTGGATTTAATATAAAATCAGACGAGTTTGCCAATCCAAATGTTTGGTTGAGAATGGTAGTTGAGAATGAATTAGAAATAAGAAAAGTTCTAGCAAAAGTAAGAGCTATTCCAATATCAGTGACTTATGATTTGACAATTACTTTATCAAATGAGATTGACACTTTCAAATGTAGTCAAG